CACAGGCCGAAAACCGAGGTGGGGATTCCCGTTTCGGGATTGCCGCCAGCATCCACCAAGCCGCAAATGATTGCTAAGCTTGAGAAATCACGCGAATGGCTGAAGAACTATCACGAACGAAAAGGCACGAAATGAGCGAATGTAAAGTTCTATATTTTGCTGATGGCCCACCGGCATTTGGAAATGCCTATGGAACGGGATTTGTCCGCTGCCGCTGTGAAACCCATGGAATTGAGTGCGGTACGGCTATGAAGCATGGCCAAATGTGTTCAATCGGTCTAATCGAAAAGGCGGCGCTTGAGGCCGTCGAACAGATTACGCTGGCTGCTCGTGAGGCGCTGAAATGAGCGAGATGGTTGATCGAGTTGCCAAGGCTATTAGCGGGGCACCATTTCCGAGCGAATTATCTCGCCGAAAAGCCCGCGCTGCGATCGAGGCGATGCGGGAGCCGACAGCGAAGATGATCGATACGACCGCTAAGATCGACATCGAACGAGCAGGCAACGACGAAACAAATTCGATTTACAATCTGCGCGACGAAGAAATCGAGTTCGTTTGGTATGCCATGATCGATGAGGCGCTGAAATGAGCCGCCAGAAGCGCCAACGCCCATACGACCCCGCCGCAGCCAAAATTCATGATCGGCGCGCAACTGAGTTCAACCGCGGTATCGGCGCCCATGTCGCCCCGATCGAGGTCGATGATCCGCTAGAGCGCGGCGCCCGGCTCGTCGTCATGCGCTCGACCCGTGGCGACCCGTTGGGAGACCAGCATGCGCGCAAAACCATCTCAGAGGCGCAGTACCAGGCGGGCAGGGCGTTTCAACAGGACTTTGAAACGGCAGAGAACGGCCCTAGAGCGATTGATCCGGGCAAGGAGTACGTGGATGGCGGGGCGCTGCCAGAACCTATCAGCGAGCTTCGTATGCGATCTGTGGCCCGTTTGAACAAGATCGAAGCTGCACTTGGAATCGAGGGATCGGCGATTGTGCATCAGGTCCTCGTCTTCGGCTGGACCATGCGGGCCATTGCCGGCGCTCGCGGGCTCTACGGACGAAGCTGGGACGATTATTTTGGGAAACGGTTTCGCTGCGCGCTCGACACCATGGCGGTGATTTACGGACTGGCGATGCGATGATCATCACTCAGGAAATGATCAGAGGCGTAATAGACGATTTCTTTCGCAGGTGCGAAACGGCTCGGGCAATTGGTATTCCTTTGTACAAGGCTATCGATGGCGAGGATATACCGAAGGATTGGGAGCTTGATTTGGAGACATGCTACTATCTCCCTCCCAATGTGAAATTATTTTAGTGGCGGATAAAATGTGTACAACTTTCAAAAAAGTAAGCTGCGCCAGGCATGGAAGCCGGCGCGGTAGTCGTCGCAAGTTTCAATGCTGGCTGAGGCAGTAAAATGACCGACGAAGAGATTGAATTTATGGTCATCAGGATTTGGGGATTTCTAGTGCTGATGATCGGGATTGTCATCGGATGGCAAATTCGAGGATTGTTGTAAAATGTGCACAACTTCAGAAAAGATTGCCCCCGGGGCAAATCAGTGCAACTGACTATAATCGCAAGCGAGATTTGTGGTTTGGTCCCGGATGGCCATGCTCCTCCCCGTGCCGCCGCCCCGTATGGTCCTCCCTGTACGGCCTTGGTGAAAGCCAAGGGGGATCGCCAAATTCAAAGAGGTTATCATGCCGCTTAAGAAAGGCGCCAAGCCCGGCTCCAAGGGTTTCTCATCCAACATCAAGGCAGAAATGACCGCAGGCCGCCCGCAGAAGCAGGCCGTTGCGATTGCCTATTCGGAAGCTGGTGAGAAGCGCAAGCCAGCCAAATCACGTCCTGTTGGTATATTGGGCGGCATCGGGAAGAAATGATGGCTGAGCGCGGCCGGACCGCCGGTTTTCAGATGTCCAACGAGCACCGGGTTAAAATACAGAACAGCAATATTCTCAATGCTCTCGTGGAACATGTTGAAGGCAAAAGGGAAATGAGTGCGACGCAGGTTCAGGCCGGCCTCGGGTTGCTCAAAAAGATCATGCCGGATCTTGCGACGACGACCATCCAAGGCGATGAAAATGGCGGCCCCGTCGTTATCACATGGCAACGATAGTCATACCCTATCGACCTCGACCGCAGTTCGAAGCCTACCACGACCGCACCGAGAGATTTGCCAAGATCGTCGCTCACCGGCGCTTCGGTAAAACCGTTGGCTGCATCAATGATAAGATCAAGGCCGCGCTGACCAACACCAGGCAGCATCCACCACCGCGCTATGCCTATATTGCTCCAACCTATGCGCAGGCGAAGGACGTGGCTTGGAGTTACCTGAAGTACTATTCATCGCCGATCCCAGGAATTGACCCGCGCGAATCTGACCTGAGCGTTGAATACCCGAATGGATCTCGCATCAGGCTTTATGGCGCGGATAATTACGATCGGCTTCGCGGTCTATATCATGATGGCGTTACGATCGACGAGCCGGCGCTCATGGATCCCAGGGCATGGCCAGAAGTCATTCGACCGACTCTTTCGGATTATTCTGGCTGGGCTACTTTTATCGGCACTCCTGCGGGTCGTGACTGGTTCTACAAGGTAGACCGGCTGGAGGACGGCAGATCGGCCGATGGCTGGTTCAGACGCATCCTGAAGGCCAGCGAAACGGGTATCATTCCGGCTGAGGAACTCGCAAGCCTCAAAGAGGGACTGACCCAGGATCAATATGACCGCGAGTTCGAATGTTCGTTCGATGCGGCAATCATCGGTGCTTATTACGCGCAGATGATGGCGAAGGCCCAAGCTGACGGCCGGATTGGACGGGTAGCGGCGGATCCACTGCTGCCGCTGCGGGCGTTCCACGACATCGGCGGGTCGGGTGGATTAGCAGATGCCTACACCATCTGGATTGTCCAATGGGTAGGGCAGGAAATTCGCGTTCTCGACTATTATGAGTCGGTTGGGCAAGTCCTCGCCTATCATGTCAACTGGATGCGAGCTCGAGGCTATGAGGCGGCAATCAACTATCTTCCGCATGATGGTGTCGAATCCGACAAGATCACCGGCAAGAAATACGAGGATCATTGGCGCGATGCCGGGTTCAAGGTTGAGCCGCCGGTCAAGAATCAGGGCAAGGGAGCTGCGCTCCGACGTGTCGAAGCGTTGCGGCGCATTGGAGACAAGATCTGGTGGAACGAGGCAACGACGGAACCTGGCCGCAATGCGCTGGTTCACTATCATGAAAAACGAGATGAGACCCGCAACATCGGCCTTGGCCCGGAGCATAACTGGGCAAGCCATGCAGCAGATTCGATCGGAATGATGGCGATCTGCTATCAGCCGCCGGCTAATGAGGCGAATTTCAACAGGCCGATGAACTACGGCAATACAGGATGGAGATAATCAACATGAGAAAAACTATCGCAGTTACCTTATCGGAAGGCGGCCCTTGGATCTCACATGAGGCCGCTAAGTCGGCACGCGTGCAATCTGTTAATGCCGTCCTATTCGAGGACGGTTCTGTTTGGGATGCCTGTGTTGGGTTCCGTAGTGATGCATACAATGCATTTGGGCGACCCGGTAAAGCTTGCCCTGGCTCGGCTGAAATGCCGTTGGCGGAGATGCCCTGATCTTACGAAAACAGAGGGCTGGAGATGATAAGATTCTTAAGATCATTTGGTCTCACCAGCAGATTAAAGGCGATAGGTAAGCTCTGGATGTCCCATTATGATGAGGAATGGAAGAAGCAAGACCTCATTTGGTGGAACGTAACACTTCCCAGGCAAGACGCTATCAACCGTGATCTGGAAAATCGAAAAATGAATAGGCTTGCCGATGAAATTGCTGGCCGTGTCGCAGACAGGATTGGCGCTGAATGGCGATGTCACCAGAATTGATCCGCTCGAAGTGCCTGACGCTCGGAACCCAGACGGCGGCCAATGCTGAATCGGTGGTCGCGGCCGCCAAGCTATACGTCGAATTCATCGGGACTGACGAGGCTGATTTCGCCAACAGGTATTCGGCCTTGCTGGCAATGACCACGCTGATTCCAGCCATTCGTAACCCGCTCGAGATCGTCAACGGGGCCGGCGTCCTCTACCGATATGGCAAGGGCGAGGACTGACTTTGCCAAAGATGGATCTGACTGACCTTAAGGCGATGCTTTCGGCCGAAAAGGCCAACTCGCTCGCCGCGATGTCAGCAGCCCAGCTCATGGAAGAGCGCGCGAGAGCGATGGAGTACTATCTCGGCGACATGTCTCAGGACATGCCGGCGCAGGATGGCCGGTCGCGGGCAGTGTCCACCGACGTCTCTGATGTGATCGAGGGCATGCTTCCTCACCTGATGGACATCTTTGCTGGATCTGACGAAGTTGTGAGGTTTGAGCCTGTCGGACCAGAGGACGAGGAAGCCGCGCAGCAGGAAACCGATTACGTCAACCACGTCTTCATGCAGCAGAATCCGGGCTTCATGGTGCTGTATTCGTTCATCAAGGACGGGCTTCTGAGCAAAACAGGGCTGGTCAAAGTATGGTGGGACGAGGATGAGCGCGAGGAACGCGAGACCTACTACGACCTGACCGAAGATCAATATGCGGTGCTCGTCCAGGCCGTTGATATGTCGGATGGCGCTATGAAGATCGTGGCTCATTCGCAGGAGGGTGAGGCCCAGGAGGCTGCGGAGCCCAAGGAAGAGGCTGAGTACTGATGGACGCCATGACGCCTCCTGCCATGCTGGCGCCACCCACGCCCCAGCAGCAGATGGCTGCGATGCCTCCAGTTCCGCCTAAGCCTGTCACGCATGATGTCACTATCATCACCACCCGCAAGCTGGCGCGGGCCAGGGTGATGGGAGTTCCCCCGGAAGAGTTCGGGATCGAGCGCGCAGCGCGCAACATCAAGGATTGCAATTACTGCTTCCATGAAGTTGTGACCAAAACGCGGGGACAGCTGATCAATGAGGGATTCGATCGGGACCAGGTTCTCGGCCTGACAGCGTTCAGCGGCCAGAGCCCGAACAACGTTGAAACCCTGGCCAGAGATTCGGTTCAAGAGCATTTCATCACGTCATCTGACGTCGATGCTCTGATGCAATTGGTTCGCATCACCGAGCACTATATCAGGATGGACTATGAAGGGCGTGGAACGCCATGTCTTTACATGGTGATAACCGGAGGTGATCAGGCCGATATCCTGAAAAAGGGCGGCAAAGAAGTTGTCGAGCCGGTTGATGTCATTCCGTTCGCCGCGACCACTCCGGTTCCGATCACGCATCGATTCTTTGGCCGGTCGATCGCTGATCTCGTCATGCCGGCGCAGCGGGAAAAAACGGCATTAAAGCGGGGGGCACTTGATAACCTATACCTGCACAACAACCCGCGAG